CGCACACGCTCGCAGGCACTGATGATAGTAGTAAATAGATGATAGTAGGGGGTGGTTAGCCCCCTCTAGGTGATTAGTTTTTAAAGAATTTATAGAATTGATACCAACCTACGACGAAGCTGGTTATGAGTAGGAATACCCATGTAGATAAGAGAAATAGAAATATGTCTAACATCATGACACCGCCTCTAATACGAAGTCATCTATCTCCTTTTCCATATAACAAAAGAATTGATACGCTGTCGTAACAATCATAAATGGTAGGATGAAAGGAAGTATTACTATGTAAAGTATGATAGTAAGCATCCACATATAGAGTTTGATAAACGATGTCATTTGTCACCTCCAAAGTTGAAGGTCATTTGTTTAGGTGTATCTTGAACCATTGCCTCTGTGTATCCAGCTACGACTTGCTCTTTAGTAGAGCTAACAGCTTTCTTTATGTTAGGGGCTTTGATAGTTTTGATAGCCTTGTGTATGTGGTAACTATACTTACCAATAGTTTTAGATATATTCATGATTTACTCCTTTTGAATATAAGTTAATATGATAGTATCTATTACTGATTAGCTCCTCCACCGGAATTTAATTTGTCATCTTTAAAGCTGACATCTGTGACTATCTTATAAATAAGACTGGTCAGCTCGACCGTTAGGACTTTCACCCACGCAACAAGGATAGGATATTTTACGCTAATCTACCTGTATTTACCCGGGATAACTCCCATGAGTAATAGATACATATGATAGTAGTTGCTAGTGCCTGCTCCTGAATTAACGATTGAATATTACTGTAGTAATGTGTTACGAGTCTGACACTAACAAATACACACACCTACTTGCTCCGTCGAGTAGCGTATGCTACCGACGGTTCTTCCTAAGCGGATGGCTATCGAGTGGACTATAGGAGTCCGCGAGGTAGACACCAAGTAGTAAACACAGCGTAGCGTAGAAAAAACCAAAACAAGGTTCCAATGACTGAAACGACAAAGTGTAAACGGAAAACGGTCCGGGGTCGGGGTAGGGTCTGTGATGATAGAGGAGAAGATGTATGAGCGATATATTTCATATTTTTTCAAAAAAAATTTTCAACAAAAAATTTACAAGATACACCCCAATGTGTTATTTTGAGCACATGAGCTTACTAACTTCTCAAGCAGTTGAGGTTACCGACGAAGACAGAATTGAACTTCAGTCTCATTTTCCCTACGCCGGAGTAAAGTTGTCCGAGCTTTCGGTCCAAGAAGAAAGAGTCATTTTGTATTTTTTACGTGGCATGAGTAAAGCGGCCGCGGGCCGTGCAGCGGGGTACAAGAACCAGGATTCAGTGTACGAAGTTTTTAAAAAACCAAAGGTGCAACAAGCTATACAATATCTAAGAGAAGAGATGCGAGAAGAAGTAAAGTTCGATCGTAATACCGCGACCCAAATGTATTTAGAAGCTCACCGTAAATCATCAACTTCTACCGAAGAAAAAAATGTTGTCGATTCTCTATGCAAGCTTCACGGTCTATTTGCACCCGAGCAAGCAACTCAAGTTAATATAAACGTCGATAAATTAGAAAGATTAGAAAGACTACCAGATTCTGAGCTGTTAAAGTTAGCTGGGGTAGATACAAAATATTTAGAACCTAAAGGAGAAGATAATGACTAGTAAATATGATATGGCTGCTAGGGCTAGAAAAAAGAAACGTAAAGTTAAAAAAATGAAAGGTAAGTTTCCAGATTTAACTGGAGATGGAAAAGTAACCTTTGCCGATATCTTAAAAGGTAGAGGCGTAAAAAGAAAAGGAAAAAAATAATGAGCACTTCTAGTAAAAAGAAAACTCAAAAGAAAAACGATACTATTGGTAACAACGATAATAATGTAGCAAAAGTAAATACTACTAGTTACACACCCCAACAAGTACAAAAAGTAGTTAAGGAAGCAGCTCGTATAAATACCTATAAAAAAATGGGGTTAGATCCAAACTACATTTATGCCATAGATAAAACAAAATCAGGCCCCAGTAGATTAAAACCAGTTAAAAAAAGGAAAAAATAATGCATTGTATAAATCAACCCCCAAAAAAGATGTCCGGTAAAAAATCTAAAAAGAAAAAAATGGTAAAGAAAGGGAAAAAATAATGAAGAGTACAGGAATAAATGCCCCCCACCCAAGCAATATGAAAAAATTTGCGAAGAAGATGAATAAGTATAAGAGCATACCAAAGACAGGAGGTAAAAATGCCAGCAAAAAGAAAAACTACTAAAAAGAAAAGTGGCGCGAAGCCAACTAATCCAACCTTATATGCAAGGGTAAAAGCTGAAGCTAAACGGAAGTTTAAGGTTTATCCTTCAGCATACGCCAATGGTTGGCTAGTTAGAACTTACAAAAAACGTGGTGGCGGCTACAGATAATGGCTAAGCCTACTGGTGGCCTAACCGCATGGTTTGGAAAAGGCCCCAAGGGCGATTGGGTTGATATTGGTGCCCCAAAGAAAAAGGGCAAGTATCAAGCCTGCGGTAGAAAATCCGCAAAAGGTAAAAGTAAACGTAAGTACCCGAAATGCGTACCACGTTCGAAAGCTCGGTCTATGACTGCAGCTCAACGTAGAAGCGCAGTGAAGAGAAAACGTGCGGCGGGAAATCCAGGCGGGAAGCCACGTAACGTAAAAACTATTGTTAGGAAGAGAAAACCAGCAGTAAAAAGGAGGACTCGTGCCAAGAAAAAGAGATAATATGCCTAAAAGGAACAAAAAGAACTTTAGGCCAACAAAAAAAGGCGCTGGAATGACTAAAGCAGGCGTAGCAGCCTACAGAAGGAAGAATCCAGGATCAAAATTAAAGACAGCGGTAACGGGAAAGGTCAAAAGAGGCTCAAAAGCAGCTAAAAGACGTAAATCTTACTGCGCAAGAAGCGCAGGACAGATGAAAAAGTTCCCAAAAGCAGCTAGAAACCCGAATTCTAGGCTAAGACAAGCCAGAAAACGTTGGAAATGTTAACAAAAGGAGAAAAATATGCCAGGGTATATGTACGGTAAGAAAAAACCGATGAAAAAAAAGAAAAAAAAGGCTACAAAAAAGAAAAAAACTTATAAATATTAAGTAATGGAGCACAAAAAGCTAGAATGCTATAGGTGTAAGAAACTTTTAGCAGATAATCTCGTATTACCTAAAGGGTTATGCGTGTATTGTGCTGCCGATGAGGCAGATCAGCTTCCACAACCCCAAAAACAACCAAAAGTAAGCAAAAAAGAAGAAAACGCGCAACTAAAAGCCGAAAAAGAACTTGCATTGCGTATTTTAGCGCGAAAACGTATGTTGCCGTTTGTCGAAAAGTTTAATCACGATTACCAAGCAGGGTGGGTACATAAAGATGTCTGCAGAAGACTAGAGAAATTTAGTCAAGATGTGGCAGAGAAAAAATCTCCCAGATTAATGTTGTTTATGCCGCCTAGGCATGGCAAATCTACTCTAGCCAGTATAGCTTTCCCTGCTTGGCATTTAGGACGTAACCCTGGTCATGAATTTATTAGCTGTTCGTACTCTGGTTCCTTAGCTATGAGTTTTTCTAGGAAAGTTAGACAAGTTTTAAGAGAACCTACTTATAAAAATGTGTTTGAAAATACAAAACTAGATAAAGATTCACAATCTGTAGAGTCTTGGCAAACAACCGAGGGCGGTGGTTATGTAGCAGCTGGTGTTGGTGGTGGTATCACAGGTAAAGGTGCGCACGTACTATTAATTGATGATCCGGTAAAAAACCGAGAAGATGCAGAGTCAGAAAATAACAGAGAGGCCACGTGGGACTGGTATACCTCTACTGCTTATACCAGGCTTTCCCCCGGTGGGGGTATACTAGTCATTTTGACTAGGTGGCACGATGATGACTTGGCTGGTAAGTTGTTGACTGCAGAAGAAGATGGAGCAGACGCATGGGAAGTGGTTAAGTATCCTGCAGTCGCAGAAGAGGATGAAGAGTTTCGTGCAGCCGGCGAGCCCCTGCACCCCGAACGTTATAATTTAGAATCATTAGAAATGATTCAACGTGCAATTGGTCCAAGAGATTGGACTGCGTTGTATCAACAAAACCCAGTATCAGATGAGGGTGATTATTTTACACGTGATATGGTTAGATATTATGAGCCAGATGAAATAGATTATGATAGACTTCGTTATTATTGTGCGTGGGACTTAGCTATCGGACAAAGAGATAGAAATGATTTTTCTGTTGGTATTGTAGTAGGTATTGATGAGTACGATAATATGTTTGTAGTTGACCTTGTCCGGGGCAAGTATGACGGTTATGAACTTGTAGAAAAAATATTGGATTTGTATGAACAATGGAGACCTGGTATTGTTGGTATTGAGAGAGGCCATATTGAGATGGCTATCGGGCCGTTCTTAGAAAAACGTGTATCAGAACGTAGGTTACACTCTGCATATTTTAAAGATCTAAAAGTAGGAAGACGTGATAAAGAAGCAAGAGCAAGAGCAATTCAAGGTAGGATGCAACAGGGTAGAGTTTACTTCCCTGCAGATTCTGTTTGGACAGGCACCATGGTTGCTGAACTTTTGCGTTTCCCTAACGGCGTGCATGATGACCAAGTCGACGCTTTGGCTTGGGTTGGTTTAATGATTATGGAGTATGCTACTTTTTATGAATCACCAGAACATGTACCTTCTTGGAGAGATAGGTTAGAATTAATAGCAAAAGGGTCGAAAAAGAAATCGGCAATGAGTGCATAAATGGCGTATAAGACTAAAAAACCAAAAAAGAATTTAACAAAAGCTGAAGAACTTACTTTAGCAAAAACTCAGTTTAGTGCTTATGTACGTGCTAGAGACCACGGTCATGAAGACTATATTCACATGGCAAAAAAATGCGATGCTTATTATCGTGGCGAACAGTGGGACGAGTTTGACATGCAACAACTCGATGACCAAGGTAGACCTGCTTTAACCATCAATACAATTTTACCTACAATTAACGCCGTACTTGCTGAACAAAGTACAAAAAAAGCAGATATACAATATAAACCTAGAGGCGGCGGTAACCAAGACATAGCTGACGTTCTAACTAAAGTTTATGCTCAAATTTCAGATAACAATAAACTTGATTGGGTAGAAGCTCAAATATTTTCTGATGGTCTTATCCAAGACAGAGGGTACTTTGATGTTCGTGTAGACTTTGATGATCATGTAAATGGTGAAATTCGAATTGAAGCAAAAGACCCATTGGATATTCTTATTGACCCAGATGCAAAACACTATGACCCAAGAACTTGGAACGAAATATTTGAAAGTAAATGGATGAGTATAGATGAGATAGAAGAAACTTACGGCCAAGACAAAGCAGACAAGTTAAGATTTTTAGCAGAAACAGGTACAACTTTAGGTGCTGATTCTATGGAGTTTGAAGAGTCTAGATACGGAGATACAGACGAATATAACTACGGACAACAGTATCCGGGTGATCCAGAAAACGCACGAATGCTTAGATCTATTCGTGTTATCGAAAGGCAATATTATAAGTTAGATGATTGCATGTATTATGTAGATCCAGTTACTGGGGATAAAAGAAAAATCCCAAACGCTTGGGGTAAAAAGAAAAGAGAGCAATTTGCTGATGATTATGGGTTAGATATTATTTCTAAAAAAATGCGACGAGTCCGTTGGACTGTGACCGCAGATACCGTAGTGTTATTCGATGACTATTCTCCATATGACCATTTTACAATCGTGCCATACTTTCCATACTTTCGTAGAGGCAAACCGTTTGGGATGGTAAGAAATCTGTTGTCTCCACAAGAACAACTTAACAAAATAACTTCTCAAGAACTGCACATCGTTAATACGACTGCAAATAGCGGGTGGATTGTAGAATCTGGTTCTTTGTCTGGTATGACCCCAGACGATTTAGAAGAGCACGGGGCTGAGACAGGTTTAGTTTTAGAATATAATAGAGGTTCTACCCCACCCGGTAAAATACCACCTAACCAAATACCTACTGGTTTAGATAGATTAGGCCAAAAAGCTGCAAGGAACATAAAAGAAATAAGCGGTATTACAGATGCTATGCTCGGTATGGATAGCCCAGAAGTATCTGGTGTAGCTATTCAAGCTAAACAAGGTAGAGGGTCTTTATTGTTACAAGTACCTTTAGACAACCTTGCTAAAACTAGACAATATTTAGCAGAAAAAGTCCTACAAATGATTCAAACTTACTATACAGAAGAACGTATAATTCAAATCACCGATGAATCAGATCCTTATAAACCAAGACAAAAATTAAAAGTAAATGAAATGACTCCAGAAGGCATGGTCATAAACGATTTAACTATTGGAGAGTATGACGTTGTTGTAGGTACTGCTCCAGCTAGAGATAACTTTGACGAAATGCAGTTTGCTGAAGCTATTGAACTTAGAGGGGTTGGAGTACCAATACCAAATGATATGATAGTAGAGTATTCACACTTGTCACGTAAAGCAGATATAGCAGAAAGAATTAGACAACAAGAGGGAACTGCGCCTCCTACAGAGCAGCAAGTACAATTACAACAGTTCCAAATGGAATCACAAATTAGAAGTACTCAGCTTGAAATAGCTAAATTAGAAGCAGAAGTAACAAGGTTACAAACAGAATCTGCGCTTAATGTTGCAAAAACTCAAGCAGCAGAACAAGATCCACAGTTGAAGGTTGCTGAATTACAAAGTAAAATTGAAACAAAACGTGAGGAACTTTCTCTACGTGAAAGGTTATCTGCTTTAACAAACGATATGAGAAAGAGTCAAACTGATACTGCAGCAGCAGCAAAAATGGCCGCTGCAGCCATGAAAACCACAGGAGGTAATTAATTATGGCAAAAAATAAAAAAACTGAAACATCAACAGACGATAAAGTAATGTTAGATGGCATACCTGGCGCTGATAAAAAAACAGCAGAGGATGCAGAAGGGTTTAAAGTTGATCTAAACTTTGAAGAAGAACCTAAAACAGAAGAAGAAGAAATAGAATTTCCAAAGGAGGCGGAAGTTGAAGAAGTTGAAGAGCTTAAGGCTGAAGAAGAACCAGCAGAAGAAATTGAAGAGGCAGAAGAAACAGAAGAACCTGAAACTGAAACTGAAGTTGCAGAAGACGCAGGAGAAGAAACAGTATTGGAAGACGATGACTCAGATACACAACCGGTTGTTGAAACAGTACAAGAAGGAACTCCAGAACCAAAAGAGCCTATGATTCCAAAATCTAGGTTTGATGAGGTTTTAGCTAAACAAAAAGCTTTAACAAAACAATTACAAGAAGCAACTAATCCGGTAGAGACAATAGATAAAGCACCTGAGTATGATTTTGCTGCAAAAGAAATAGAGTATCAAGACCATATATTAAACGGCGAAGCTGAAAAAGCCGCAGAACTAAGAGCAGAAATTAGAGACGCAGAGCGTAAGTCTATGTTGTTTGAAGTACAAGAACGTATGGGACAAACTGTGCAACAAAGCACAGAAGCTGTAGCTTTACAAAATAAAGCTGTAGAGTTACAAACTGCTCACCCACAACTTGATGAAACCAGCGCTAGTTATGATGCTGATTTAACCCAAGAAGTTATGGACCTTAGAGATGCTTTTATGATACAGGGTTTTTCAGGAGCAGATGCTTTAGATAAAGCTGCTAAATATGTAATCAAACCTACATTATCAACAGAAGAACCAAAAAAAGATGTAGTTGGTGAAAAAATAGTAGAAAAGAAAAAAGTAGCTAATACTACTAAAAAGATAGAAGCTGCTGAATCTCAACCGCCTACTTTAAAAGGTAAAAATAAAGTTGAGAAAAAAATAGATTTAGATGTATTGTCTACAGAAGAATTCGATGCATTGCCCGCAGAGACTTTAAAAAGAATGCGTGGCGATTTCGGATAAACTGTGGTATAAATTAAATAAGTTCGCACGTAAGAGCGATATCTTACCAGGGTCGTTCCTGTAAAAAATCGTTTTCGCTTGTTAGAGCGTAAAACTAACCGGAGTCGTAATCCGCAAACAACGAGAGCGTCCCCCCCACGATAACGGGTATACGGATAGGTAGTCGCTCCAAAAGACGACTGGTTTTTAAACAACTTTGATAAGGAGAATTATCATGGCAAATACAAACTTTGCCGCGTTGACCAGTGAACAACTTACCATCTGGTCACGTGATTTTTGGCGTGTCGCTAGGAATATGTCCTTCATCAACCAATTCGCAGGTAGCGGATCCAATGCTATGGTTCAGACTATATCTGAACTTACTCAATCAGAAAAAGGAGCTAGAGCTGTATTAACACTTTTAGCCGATATGACTGGTGATGGTATCGTTGGAGACAATACTTTAGAGGGTAATGAAGAGTCATTAAGAGCTTTCGACATTGTTGTACAACTTGATCAACTAAGATTTGCGAACAGACTTTCAGGTAGAATGAATGATCAAAAATCAGTTGTGAACTTTAGGGAACATTCTAGAGATGCACTTGCTTACGCAATGGCTGACAGAATGGACCAATTAGCATTCTTAACTCTAAGTGGTATCGGTTACACACTTAAGAACAACGGTGCATTAAGACCTGTTCAAAATTCTGGACAGAATCTTGGTGACCTTGCGTTCTCATCTGACGTAACTGCTCCTACCTCAAATAGACATAGAAGATTTGATGCTACAAATGGTATCGTAGCTGGTGATGTTACTGCAACTGTTGCAGCTGACAAACTAACTTATGGTGCTATTGTTGATCTAAAAGCTTATGCAAAAGATCAATACATCAGAGGTCTAAGAGGTGCGGGTAACGACGAGACATATCATCTCTTCGTAACACCACAAGTTATGGCTGATTTAAAACTCGATTCAGACTTCCTTGCTAACGTAAGACAAGCTGGTATCAGAGGACCTCAGTCTAGCTTATTCTCTGGTTCATCAAGCTTAATGGTTGATGGAATCATGGTACATGAGTTCAGACATGTGTTTAACACAACTGGCGCCTTAACTGGTACATCATCAAATGCTGGTGCTGCTGGATACAAATGGGGTGCTGACGCTGATGTTAATGGTTCTGCATGTTTATTCTGCGGAGCTCAAGCATTAGCTATGGCTGACATTGGTATTCCTGAAATAGTTGAAGACACATTTGACTATGGAAACCAAAACGGTATATCAATTGGTAAAATATTTGGTCTTAAAAAGCCTAAGTACAATTCTGACCACACAGGTCAAGTTGAAGACTTTGGTGTTATAAGATTAGATGTCGCATTCTAATTGTGATATATTTTATGGGTGGCTCTTTGGCCACCCATATTTTAAGGAGTAACAAATGATAATAATTTCTAGTGATGATAAATATATAGCTTCAACTTGGGGCGCAAGTATTTCTTTAAAAGCAGGAGTACCAAAAGAAGTTTCAAATGAACTTGGGTTGCTTTGCTTACAAGAGGGATGTACACAATATGAAGGCGAAATGCCAACACCTGTTGTGGAAGAACCTCCAGTGACAGACGAAGATTCTGGTGGAGCGGCTGAAGAAGTTCCAGTAGAACAAGAAACAATCGAAGAGCCAGTAGTAGAACAGCATTCAGTTAGCTTAGAAGGTATGACTAAAATAGAATTAGAAGCACATGGTCGTAGTTTAGGCATTGAATTAGATAGAAGAAAAAAGAAAGCTACTTTGATTGAAGAAATAAAAGCTGCACAGTAATCAGAGTAACTTATGGCAGGTACACTTACAGGCGCTAATATAATTACAAGGGTGCAAGATACCTTACAAGATACTACGAGTGTTAGGTGGTCAGAAGCAGAATTACTTAGGTATATTAATGATGCTCAAAGGGAAATTGTAAACCTTAGACCTGAAGCATCTGCAGACCATGCTAATGTTCAATTAGCTACTGGAACAGAACAAACTATACCGGATGTTGGTCTACGACTAATAAAAGTAGTTCGTAACATGTCAGCAACTGGAAGCAGTGCTACAGGTAAAAGAGCCATTCGATTAGTAAGTTCTGATATTTTAAATGCGCAAGACCCTGACTGGCATGATCCCACTGTAACAGGGCACTCTGCGCATGGTACTGTTGTCAAAAATTATATTTTTGATGAAGATGACCCAAGAAAGTATTACGTGTATCCAGGGGTATCTGGTAATGCGTACGTAGAGATTGTTTTTTCTAGAACACCTACAGACTTAAGTGGCACTTCTTCTACAATTTACGTTGATGATATTTATGGAAATGCTATTGTGGATTTTGTTTTGTATAAAGCATATATGAAAGACGCAGAATATGCGTCAAATGCGCAAAGAGCAGGTAGTCATTATCAACTTTTTACTGCTAGTTTGGGCCAAGGTGGACAAGCTCAGAGCCTTTTAGACCCAAATATTGATCCTGTAACTACTACAACTGCAGCTTCTATGGGAGGTAATTAAGAATGGCTTCTTTCTCTTCTTTAGTTAAAGAAATATTACCTTATGTTCCTATGTGTCCAGATTCTTTGGTAGAACAACATTTAAGAGCTGCAACTATAGAATTTTGTGAAAGGTCAAAAGCTTATATTTTAGATATGGATCCTTTTAATACTATTTCAGGGGTCTATGAATATGATTTTGACATACCAGTAGGGACTGAAGTTCATCAAGTGTTATTAATGACGCACGATGGTAATGATATGGATCCTATAAGCCCACGTAGCTTAGAGTTAAATTATCCAGATTGGAGAGATAAAACAGGCCAACCTCATGTGTATTTACAGAAAACCCCGACTACTTTTTGGATAGTGCCTGTTCCAAGTGGGGCTAAGCAAGTTATAGCTAGTGTTGCTTTAAAACCTACTAGAACTAGCAATAACATAGATACTACAATATCTAATCAATATAGAGATGCAATTATATATGGAACTTTATACAGATTATTACGTATGCCAAACAAAGAGTGGACAGATATTGGCGCGTCACAAGAATATTCATTTCAATTTAATATCGAAACGAAACAAGCAGAATTAAGGGCCCGAGGCGGAGATCTTGGGGTAAAAAGAACTGTTAAGTACAAGGGAATAGGAATGCCAAGGAGACGGTATGGAAGGTACGGAAAGGAAATCGACTATTGAGGAACCCGTTTATACTGACATAAGAAAGTGTTGGAACGTTATAAAAACAGGCATACTTGATATTTTAAAAGAAAATCCGCATCTTACCTATATTCCCGAAGATGTTTACAGTGAGTGCGTAAACGAAAGAGCTTTCCTTTACACCTCTCCTGTAGGTTTTTTGATACTGACTGTAGAAACCGACCAGTTTACAAAAGACAAGACATTACTGCTATGGATAGCGTATACTTATGAAAAAGGTGGGCACAATTGGTTAGCTCACGATGAGTGGTTTAATAACCTAGCAAAAGAAGTAGGTTGTAAGTATCTCGAAGCGAGATCACGAGTGCCAGAAATGGAGTCGTACACTAAAACAATCGGCTGGGCGTTAGATACACGAATATATAGGAAAGAAGTTAAATGAGTAGTAAACCAAAAAGTTCAGACTTTAAAGCAAGCGAGCAAGAAAAAGCTCTCGCTTCTGTATCTTTAGCTGAAAAAAACTATTTTCGAGAAAAATATTTACCTAAGTTAACAGAACTTAGGGATAGGTCTATGACAGAAGACTATTCTGGAGTAGCAGCTGGTAGGGCTCAAGCTGATACTATGCAAGCTTTGAGTGGTAGGCCTAGTATAAAAGCTGCTCAATCTGTAGATGCAGCAGCAGATTTAGCTTCAGCAGCTGGAGCGCAACAACTACAAGCTAGAGCGCAAGGTTTAACAGCCCAAAGAGGGGATCAAATAAATGTTCTTAAAAATGCTAGAGGTATGGCCGCGGATGCGCAGTCCGGTCTATCAAAAGCCGCAAGGATAGAATCTACAAAACAGTTACAGTTTGCTAAAGCTAAACAAGCAAGAAGAAATGCTAATTTCAAAGTAGGTACAAACTTAGCTTCTGGTTTTATAGCGAGAGATAAACAAAACGATGGTGGGTTTTTTGGAGCAAACAGTTTTTTTGGCGGCTCAGCAGATGATACACCAGCAGCAGTAGATAATAATTATTCAAATAGTGGAGGTTTCTAATGCCACATATTAGAGGACATAGGGGTACAGATTACGTAAGCACGTTACCTTCGGTTACAAATCCGGAAGATACTTTTGCTCAAATAACTCGACAAGACTATATGGATTTTATTGATAACTTTAGAGACTTTGAAGAAAAGTTATTAAAAGCTACAGATGATACTTCTTTAATGGATAAAGCTAGAGAAGATCAAGTTAGGCAAAATCAAATAGCTCAACAGATACAACAACGAAACATAGAGAGATATGGTGGAGCTGGTTTGTCAAATGCCCAAAGACAACAACAACAAAGAAACCTGCAGTTAGGTGGGCAACTAGGACTTACTAATTCTTTAAATAACGCTAGAATTCAACAAAGAGAAATTAATAATGCAACTTTAAATGAGCTTATAGGTATTGGGCAAGGCGTTAACCAAAGTTCTTTAAGTGGTTTAGGTGATGCTTCGGGTATGGCGGCGCAAAGAGCAGCAGCTTACAAAAATGCAAAAGCGCAACACCACAGTAATATGGTTGGTTTAGGAGGCTCAATATTGGGGGCTATTTTTAGTATATAACATGGTAGAAAGAGTAGGATTATTAGGTAGGGTAGGCCAGGCGCTTGGTCCTACTTATAGCGAACAAAGACAAAGGTTAGCGTTGAGAGAAGATCAACGTATGACTAATTTAAGAGACGAAACAGAACTCGTTAATTATTTACAGTCTAATAACATTATAGATGCTAGAGGAGACTTTCTTCAAACTACTAACGACGATGGTACAAAAGTAGATTCAGGGTTTCAAGATTTATTTCAAAAAAATAAACCCCAAGCAATTATGGTTGCAAATGCAACAAAATCTATAGGCCAGTTTAAAACAGAAAGTGGAGAGACTGCACAGGGTAAAGTAGCTGATTTTATAGAAAACGAAGATGGTACTGTTAGTTTAATTATGCAGAGACCAGATAAAAAATTTGCACCAAAAACTTGGTTTTCCAGTGAAGATGATAATGATTATGTAGTAAAACTAAGTAAAGGTGATTTTAAAGACTTTATGACTACTAATTACAGAGTAGTAGACTCAAGAGTGAAAAAAAATAGAGGGGAAGCTGTTTCTGCTGGCAATTTAATGGATGAATATGCGGGGCAAATAGATCAAATTGACAATGACCCTGAATTATCTATGGAACAGAAACAACAAGCTATTTTAGAAATACAAGGTTTAATAAGTCCTTCTGTTGATAAAAGTGCTGTAGATAATACAGAGTTAGGTTTAAATAAAGTGCAAGGAGCCTCAACAACTACAACACCGTCTACAGATACACCACCTGCAACTACAGATAAAAGTAATTTAAGACTTGCAGACGGCTCTAATTCTGATGCTATAGATATTCTTGAAACTGCAAAAGCAGGAGAAGTTTCTTTAGGGAAAAATGAAATAGATACTTTATTTAAGGCTGCTCAATCTGGGGTTAGTAAAAGACCCCTCAACGATAGAACAGAAGGCAGGGTTGTCGTAAAACAAGGTCAATTAGACTCAGCAAGAAGAGAAATAACTATTAATAGTAATAAACTTAATCAAGCAAACCAAGAAATAGCAGAGTTTGAAAACATAAAACAACAATTTCTTGAAAACCCTAACAGCATTGGTGCAGCTTCTGGTCCTATGGCTCCTGGGAAAAAATACTCAGTAAAGGATGGAGAACTTAGGGTTTTTGTAGGGGCTAGTGGTGTTTCTGGTGTTAAACGATATCAAACTATAAGTGAATATGATGAAACTCTTGCAAATAAAAAACAAAACGCACAAGCTAAAATTAAAGAAGGATTAGAAGTTGCCGAAAAAGCAATAGGTGCTTCAAGTGAAAACAAACGAAGAAACATACAAAAACAAACAGGCCCTATAGATACTAGAATTAGTGAGATAGATAACATATTAAATAACGATACTTTAAAAGCTGGGTACAGCCAAAACGCACTACAAGAACTTCAAACAGAAAAAGATAACCTACTTAAACAAAAAGAAGGGCTTAATACAGGACTACCACAAACAGAAGTAAAAGTTACATCTGACGTAGAAACCCACACCTTTACGCCTTTACCAGAAGCAGATGCTAGTGACGAAGAGTTTACTAATTGGTTTACAACTAACCAAGCTAGCTTAGAAAAAATGGGCAAGGATGGAGACTTAGTAAAAAAAGTAAAAGATATTATTACTAAATTTGATGTTAATTCTGTTGATGATGTTGAAAGGATTCCATTTGGTTCTTCATCAGCTTTTAACATAGATGCTTTTACTATGGCTAATGTTATGGCAGGCAATACTAGTGTAGATAGGATGGGTAATGTTCCTGATTATGGAACTACTTTACAAAGAAACATGATTATTTTTGACGCTTATGGTGATAAATCAAGAGCAGCAGATACATTTGCTATGAATGCTCAGAAATTTAAATCTGACATGCAAAAAGCATTTCGTGAGATTGATGACGAGATTAGAGAAAACTATACTAGCATTATAGATTTACTTTATCCAATGGATGATAAAGGTGAACTTCAAGATGCAAACACTATCTTTGATAGGCAAGTTACACCTAGAATTTTAGGGTTTTTAAATGATACCAAAGCTAATCCAAACTCTCCTAAATTTGCACGTACCAAAGACGGCATAGTTACTATTAGTGCTGGAAGCCCAGGTGGGTACGAAGCTGCTAAAGGTATTGCAGGCATATTATTTCAAAATCTTGTGGAAGCAAATGGGTCAGAAGACTTAAAAGATTGGTTTAAAGATGTTCTTTTCCGTAGCGGAGAGTCTCCTGATTTAGGACAGATACTTGATAGAGTTAGATATACTACTTTTCCTAATGGTCAAATAGATCAAATATACTATGTAAATGCACAAGGGGCTCAACTAGATGGCAGTATTGATTTAGGAGGGTTAACAAACGGCTTTGGTCAAGAAGGTTCATACGCTCGTAACTTATTAGAAGCTTTTATATACGAAGATAAAAATGGCGAGAAGAACATCACAAACAAATAGAGTCAGAGGTAGCTTAGCTCAACCCCCTCAAAGCCGTATACCCTCTGGAACGGTGACTGGTACTCTAGCTACTCCTACTGTTCCTGAAGCTGCTATTGTTGATGACCCTATTAAATTATTTAAAGCTTCTGTTAGAACTGGTCTTGCTAATACTGAAGCGCAAATAGAAAACTTCAATGCCTCAATTGCGTCCTTTATGGGCAATGAAGAGGATATGCAAGACCATTTAAATAAAGCTCAAAGAATTCAATCAGCAGGTGCTTTTTACCTAGCAAACGCAGAAACTTTTGAAGAGTTCTTAGATGAACCTACTTTTGGAGGTTTTATAAATCAAGCTATTTCAGCTACAGGACAATTTGTACCTTCTGCTGTTGCAAGTATTGGCCTAGCTATGACTGGTGCTGCAATAGGAACTGGTGGCGTAGCTGCAGCAGCAGGTGCAGGGGCTACAACCGCTGCGGGCAGGTCTTTAGGTATAAAATTTTTATCAAAACAAGCAGCGTCAAAAGGAGCTTTGCCTACCAGCATAGCAAAAGAAGCAGGAGACCGCGCAACTATACAAAAGGTTGTTAACAAATATATAGCCATAGAAGCAAATAAAGCAAAAAAAACCCCCGTTAAACTTAAAGCTTTAACACCAGACGAACAAACAATGATTGATAATCTTTATGCACACATTCGTAGTGAGTCTAAAAAAAGAGCAGCAAAAATAGGAGCGTTAGGAGGTGCTGGATCACAAGAACAAATTATGGGACAAGGTATTGCTTTTGGAGATTACGCAGAACAAGGCATGACTGGTAGAGACGAAGTTTTTGCTTCTGGTTTACAAGGCCTTGGTTTTGCTGCTTTAGGTTTAGGTAGTGAAGTAGCAGTAGTTAAATCTGTAGGAAAAGTCATCAACAAAAAACCTAAAGGCGGTACACCCCCTACAACAAAAGGTGGGGCACAATATACTTTAGATGGGGAACTAGTTGATGTAACTAAAAAAGATTATGCTGCAAATATACAAAGTAGAAGAAGCAGGTTTGGACAAGTTTTAGGAACAACTGCGGTAGCAGAAGGCATAGCAGAAACGGGGCAAGAAGAACTTTCCGTGCGACAAAAATTTAGGATCGACGAAGCCTACACGAAAGATATGGCTAATTTAGATAGAGCTAATGCTTTATTTGCTGGGTTCTTTGGCGGCATGGGAATGGGTAGTATCATAGGTGCTCCATCTTCTGTAGCTGGTAAAAGTTATGACATGATGAAACAAGGACATGCTATAGCTGCACAAAAAGCTTATGAAAGAGCAACAGGAAAAGTTTTACCAGAAAGTGCAACAAACTTAGAAGCACAGTTTGCTGACATGGGTAACCCAACTATAAAAAGAGATTTAGTTTGGGTTGTAGACCAAAGTAAAGAAGCTATGGAATCAATTGAAGCTAAAATGCAAGCTAAATATCCGAATATGAAAGTTGTAGAAATAGCAGGAGTAGGAACTTTATATACAACTAATGAACAAAAAGCGGAGTCTTTTGCTAATGTAATGACTACAAATACCCTTGATAAAACTATTTTAGACCAGTGGTTAGCTGATAATCTTGGGTATTCTCGTTCAAGAGATGCAGGCGATGCTTATGCAACAACCGTCAAAGATAAAGATGGTAACACTGTTTGGGAACAGTCTACTACAGCTGATGGTATTCCTGCTGCAGAAGAAGCCGCTAAAGCATATATTAATAAAAACCCCGGTCACACTTTTGACTCTCAAGAACTTGACACTGTAATACGAGAGCGTACGGACGCTATGCAGGATGAGGGGTTAGATGAAAATGAACAACAAGAATCCTTTCAAACAGAGGAAGAAGAATTAGGAAATATATTTGATGTTAGCGAGCCTACTGCTGTAGAAGAGGGTAGAGGTTCTTTTCTTGACCCTATAACCCCTAGACAAAAAGGTACACAAGTTTGGGCTATACCTTCTACTGATATAACTTACGACCAAGCTTTAGTAGAAGAAGCTAAGTCTTTAGTTCCAACAGAGTTTGAGAGAGAGTTTGAAGAAAATGTAAATAAAAAAAGGTATTCAGAAAGTTTACTAAAAGCTTTTGTAAAAGAAAATGTAAATGATTCAACTGGTGCTTTTTATAAAATTAACGAAAATACTGATAGAGGCGGATTTAATTTAATTAAATATAACATGGGTTATACCCCAGGGGTGACTCAACCTAGTCCTGCAGATATAACTAAATCAGTTAACTTAGCAAAAAGAAGAGCAAGAAATAGTAGGTTTACAATAGAAACACCTGAGATGAGTAAGCCTGTAGGAATAGATATGCCAACTCTTGTTAACCAAGGCAGGATCCTTGCAAGGCGTTTTGGAGAAAGTTTTTCTCCAGATGAGTTTGGTAGTGCTGTAGATGGACTTGCTTTTATGTTAGGTTCTTTAGAGGGTAACTATGCGTTATTTTATGACGGCAAACTTGTAGATGACGCAGCTTTTAATGACCCTGGGGCTTTTATTTACACAAAGAATAAAGGTAAAGATAAGTTTACTTTAAATGATTTACAAAGGGGTAGAGCATCTAGTGTTAATGTTAAAGAGGGAGCAAACGAAGTTGGGTTTGACAACCTTGATATAGAACAAGTAGCAGAAGAAAAAGAAGGTGGAAAAGAACCTACACCAGACGAAAGAATAGAAAATGAGTTTAATAGAAGACTATTTAAAAATCCCTACGCGAAAGGGTCTTCTACAAAAACAGGGGGCCCTAAACCCGGTGTTTCTTTTACTAGCGTAGTTGAACAACACTTAGGCGCTACTTTTCTCAAAGACTTTCAACGTATCGCTAATACTAAACTAGGTTTGAAAAAAGCCTACAAAGTATTTAGTACTACAGAGGATATTACTTTAGAGTCTTTAGAAGGAGATGCAGATTTACTAAACAGAGTTCAAAATGGTTTAAGAAGACTAGCCCCAGATAGCGGAGAATCTACTAGAGGCTTAAATATTGAAGGCGCAAACTTTGATGTTCTTCTTGTGCAAACTAGAGAAGGATTTAACAAAGCAGAACAAGGAGCTAGGGCATTTGTTGTAGCCCATGAGATAGGCCATTCTTTTGTAAGAGAACAATTAGAAAACTCTTTGAATATACCTAAGTTAAGACAAGGTTTGCTTGATGCATTTAATCAAGACAGAGAAGGTAATGACACTGCTCAATATACAAATGATGAACAAGGGTTTACAGAATGGATGTCAGACCAAGTAGGTTCTTTTCTTCTTGATGAAACAAAAAAAGCACAAAATCAAACAGACTCTTTCTTTAAACGTTTAGCAGGTAAGATACAAGCTTTTGTAAAAGAGTTTAGCGGTTTTGCTACTAGAAGATATGGAGTAAGTCCTGCTTTTGCTGATTATGTAGTAGAGTTAAAAAGAATAAACACTGACCCCGGTCATTTTATGACAAAGTATCTAGCAAGTGCAGAAATACAACAAACGGTAGAGAAGATAGGTAAAGAAATACCATTAGGTGACCCCAAAGCCCCACAAAAAATACAGCAAACGGTAAATAGATTAAAAGAAACAGGAGAAACAGGGGCAGCCCTTGGTGTGGGCGAGTTTATAAAAATGGTTTTACTTGCTAAAGATGATTTACTTAGAGGCTATGGAAAAGGTGGTAAAGCATTAGCTCAAATGTTTAGAGGACAGCCACAAACTACAGAAGCAATAGGACTACTTACTGCAACGACTACTATAGCTAGAGCTAAAATGACTCAAATACAAGATATTCTAGGAGTGCGTAAGAGTGGTGAAATGACCCAAGAAAAAATGGATATTCTTTTACAAGCTGAGGATAATACTATACCTACAGAACAACTAGGGCCACAAGCTGCAAGAATTAGAGAGTGGCTAACAGAACATTACGATTCATTAGGGTTGGAAAAAATAGGTATAGGTAAACTTTCTAACTTCTTCCCACGTTCTTTACTTATAGAAGAAGTAGCAGGTAACCCTGAAAAGAAACAAGAACTAGTAAACTTACTTATGGAGTTTAACGATGGTCTTAGTGAACAAGAAGCTAATGAAGCAGTAGAAGCTACACTTGCAGATATATCTAATGAGATAGAAATAGATAGTGATGGCGCTAAATATAATATAGGTTTACTGAAGTCTAGAGCAGCTCTTTATAAAAATGTACCTACTAAACGTTTAAGAGACGCAGGGTTATTAGAAGACCCACACAGAGCGTTGCAAAAATATATTGATAATACAGTAAAAAGAACAGAATTAAATAAAAGAGGTGGACCAGAAAGAATTGCTGAGTTACTTAGTCAAATAGAAAACCCTAAGCAAAGAGAACTAGCTGAGCAAGCAGTTATGGCTATGTTAGGTAAAATAACTCCAATCTCTAGTGGAATGTTTAGGGGCGCTAATCAAATAGGATTAGCTTTTAACGTAGTTACACTTTTAACTTTTGCTACTTTTGCTTCTTTCCCAGATCTAGCAGGACCAATACTGCGTTCTAAAGACTTTGGAGCCTTACGAACTGCAGCCAGTACTATTTTTAATATGATAAAAGACCCAAATGAAGCAGCAACATTAGCTAAAGATATAGGAGTTGTTGGTATTGATGCAATGATGGAAACCTTTGTGGGTGCTGGCGAGTTAGAATATACAAGTGAAAACACTAAAAAGTTTACCAATAAGTTTTTTAGAGCTATAGGATTAGAACAGTTTACTAAGTTTACTAGAGTATTTGCAGCAGGTATGGGTAAAGCATTTTTATTAGACAACG